AGATCCTCCAGCGGATATTCGGCGCCGAGGCCGGCTCCGGCATGGCCGAGCTGGTCAACGCCATGGGCGATGGCGCCCTCGACCGCATCCTCTCCGAGCTGGAGGTGAACCTCGGCGAGAACGCCCGCATGGCGCGCACCATGGCCGACAACGTCGGCGGCGACCTGAAGAGCCTGCGCAGCGCCTGGGAGGAGATCGGCATCTCCATCGCCGACACCAACGATGGCCCCCTCCGCGACCTGATCCAGAGCATCACCGGCGTGCTGCGCGGCGTCGGCGACTGGATCAAGGCCAACCCCGAGCTCGCCGGCACCATCGCCAAGGTGGCCGCCGGGCTGATCGCCGTGGCAACCGTAGGCGGCGCCCTGACCATGATGCTCGCCAGCATCCTCGGCCCCATCGTCATGGTGCGCTACGCCCTCTCGCTCATGGCCATCCATGCCGGCGGCCTGGGCACAGCACTGGGCTGGATCGCCAAGACCGCCCTCCCCGCCGTACTGGGCGCCTTCAAGGCCCTGGGCGCCGCCCTGCTCGCCCACCCGGTAATCGCCATCGTCGCCGCCCTGGCCGCGGCGGCCATCTACGTCTGGCGCAACTGGGAGAGCATCGGGCCCAGGTTCGCCGCCCTCTGGCAGGGCATTCGCGAAGGCCTCGGCGCCGCCTGGGAAGGCATCAAGGCCGCGTTCGAGGGTGGCATTGCCGGCGTCACCCGCCTGCTGCTCGACTGGTCGCCCCTGGGGCTCCTCTGGCGCGCTATCAGCCAGGCCCTGGGCGCCCTCGGCGTCGAGCTGCCCACCACGCTCAGCGACCTGGGCGACGCGATCATCGACGGCATGATCAGCGGCATCACCGGGGCCCTCGGCCGTCTGCGCGACGCCATCACCGGCATGGGCGGCAGCATCATCGGCTGGTTCAAGGAAACCCTCGGCATCAACAGCCCCTCGCGCATCTTCGCCGAGTTCGGCGGCAACCTGCTCGACGGCCTGATCAACGGCATCGACGAGAAGTGGCAGGCCCTCAAGGATGCCATCGGCAACACCGCCGGCGCGGTGACCAACTGGTTCAAGGAGAAGCTCGGCATCAACTCACCCTCCAAGGTGTTCGCCGAGCTCGGCGGGCACACCATGGAGGGCTACCAGCAGGGCCTCGAGCGCAGCGAGCGCGGCCCCCTGGGCCAGGTCGCCGACTTCGCCAAGCGGCTCGCCCTGGCCGGTGCCGGCCTCGCCCTGGGCGGCGCCTCGGCCGCTGCCGGCACGCTCGACGCCGGCCGCATCGTCGACGTACCCATCGACACCCGCCCGCCGCTGTCGGCAGCAGCAGGTGCCGCCGGCATCACCATCCATGGCGGCATCAATATCGAGATCAACGCCGCGCCCGGCATGGATGAGCAGGCCCTCGCCCGTTACGTCAACGCCGAGGTGCAGCGCGCCCTCGAACGCGCCGCCCGCGACGCCGCCGCCCGCCAGCGCTCGGCATTTCATGACATTGACTAGAAACCAGGAGACCGCCCCATGATGATGGCCTTCGGCATGTTCGTTTTCGGCCTCGGTACCGCCGCTTACCAGGAGCTGCAACGCCAGACCGCCTGGCGCCACGCCGCCCAGGGCCGGGTCGGCGCCCGCCCCGCCCGCCAGTACCTCGGCCCCGGGGACGACACCATCACCCTCACCGGCACCCTGCTGCCCCAGTTCACCGGCGGCCAGCAGAACCTCGACCAGTTGCGCGCCATGGCCAACCAGGGCGCCGCCTGGCCGCTGATCGAGGGCAACGGCAGCTATTACGGCCTCTACGTCATCGAGTCGCTGCGCGAGAGCAAGAGCCACCACATGCGCGACGGCAGCGCCCAGAGGATCGAGTTCACCCTGGTGCTCCAGCGTATCGACGAGGATCGCGCCGATATGCTCGGCATCTACGGCAACCTCGGCATGCGCGCCCTCACCGGCGCGGTCGGAGGCCTGGCATGATCGCTCCCCAGCGCTGGCACGCCCAGCAGCAAGGGCGCCCCGCCCGCTCGCCCCGCTACGAGATCACCCTCCAAGGCCAGCGCATCAGCCCCGAGCTGGGCGCCCGGCTGCAGTCGCTGCGCCTCACTGATCGCCGGGGCCTCGAGGCCGACCAGCTCGATATCGTGCTCGAGGACCACGACGGCCGCCTCGCCCTGCCGCCCCGCGGCGCCGAACTGCACCTCGCCCTGGGCTGGGCCGGCGAGGCCCTGGTAGACCGCGGCACCTACATCGTCGACGAGGTCGAACACTCAGGCGCCCCGGACGCCCTCACCATCCGCGCGCGCAGCGCCGACATGCGCGAGGACCTGCCCGGCAAACGCTCCCAGAGCTGGGACAGCCTCACCGTGAGCGACATCATCACCACCATTGCCGAGCGTCACGACCTCACCCCCCAGGTGGCCACTCAGCTCGCCGGCATCCGCATCAACCACATCGACCAGACCGACGAGAGCGACCTCCATTTCCTGACCCGCCTGGCCGAGCGCTACGACGCCGTGGCCACCATCAAGGCCGGCAACCTCCTGTTCGTCGCCGCCGGCCAGGCCACCACCGCCAGTGGCCTCGAGATCCCGCCCATCCAGCTACGCCGCCAGGCCGGTGACCGCCACCGCTACAACGCCGCCGACCGCGACGCCTACACCGGCGTCAAGGCCTACTGGAACGACACCGCCCACGCCCGCCGCCAGGAGGTCATCGCCGGCCGCGACGACAACGCCAAAGCCCTGCGCCCCACCTACGCCAGCGAGGAGGACGCCCTGGCCGCCGCCCGCGCCGAATGGCAACGCCTGCAGCGCGGCGAAGCCGCCTGCTCGCTGGACCTGGCCGAAGGCCGCCCGGACCTCTACCCCGAAACCCCCGTGCGCCTACAGGGCTTCAAGGCCGAGATCGACGCCACCCCCTGGTTGATCACCGAGGTCACCCACACCCTCAACGACAGCGCCTATACCCAGGCCCTGGAAATGGAGATCCGCCCCGGCGAGCACCAGGCGCCGGACTAAATCCAAAAAACCGCTTGCAAGGTAGCACCCAGGGTGCTACCTTTAACCATGTGAGGCGAACGAAGCCCACATCAACCGAAGAACTGGCCATACCGGCGCAGAACTAGGAGACCTACCATGACCACTATCACCACCCGCCATATCAACGAAGCCGCCACCACCGACGAACTGCTCGACCTGATGCAGGACGCCGCCAGCGAGCGCGGCTGCGAGCTGAGCGATGACAGTTTCGCCGAGCAAGCCGTCTTCTACCGCGAAGAAGCCAAGGGCGCCCAGATCGAAGTCGAAGAGGCCGCCTCAATGGAAGAGCTGGCTGCCCTGCTGGATGCCGCCGAGCAGCGCTGGCAAGAAATCGAAGCCTGATCATCACGCCCCGGCCCAGCGCCGGGGCTTTGCTTTGGAGACCCGCCATGACCGACAAGGCCCGCAACAAGAAGCGCCCCAGCATCTACCTGAGCCCGCCCCTGGAGGCGGTGCTCGACAACCTGCGCGAAGGCCAGAGCCTCAGCCAGCGCCTCGCCGAGATCGCCGAGCGCTACCAGCTGGCATGCAGCCAGGTGCCGGCCCTCACCGACCAGGAGCGCCACCTGCTCGGCAACACCCTCTCCGGCTCCCTGGTCGAGCCGCTGATGATTAAGCACCTGGATGCCGAGCTGGAGGACAGCGATGCCGGCGATCCCTCGGCGCTGCGCGACCTGGCCGCCCGAGTCCGCGGCATGAGCTACGCCGAGCGCGTGGCGCTGATCGAATCCCTGGGGTTCTAACATGCCTCGCGCCCTGGATCTCACCGGCCGGCGCTTCGGTCAGCTCGAGGTGATAGAGCGGGCCGGCAAGGTGATGTGGGGACGGATGATGCCCGCCTGGCGCTGTCGCTGCGACTGCGGCCGCTATGAGGTCCTCCCCCAGAACCGCCTCCCACACCGCGACAGCATCCCCAAGGCGCATCGCGTCTACGCCTGCGAGGTCTGCCGGCAACCACCCTGCGTGGTCTGCGGCGCTCGGGTGCCGCTTTCCCGGGGCAAGCACAACACCTGCTGCGAGGCCTGCGAGCAGACCAAGCAACGCGCTAACCAGCGTGACTACTGGCACCGCAAAATGGCGGATGATCCCGACCACGCCATGAAGCAGTATCGGCGCAAGCGCGCTCGCATGCAGGATGACCCGGACTATGCCGCACGAGTCCGCGAGCAATGGCGAGAGGCTCACCGCCGCCACCGGGCGTCGAAGACCGAGGAGGAGCTGGAGGCCGAGCGCGAATGGCAGCGCCAATGGTATGCCGAGAACCGAGATTACATCCTCGAGCAGCGCCGCCAGCGGCTGGCGGCCATGTCGCCGGAGGATCGCGCCACCTACGACGAGCACCGCCGCCGGCTGGGCCGGGAGTGGCGCCGCCGGTGGCGGGCCTGGCTGGAGGAGCACCCCGAGGAGAAGGCCCGCTATCAGGAGCGCTACCGGGAGTGGATCCGCGAGCGCGAGCTACGCGAGCTGATGACAGCGCTGGAACAGCTAGGAGAGCAGCACGATGACTGAACTGATCGAACGCGGCAACACCCTGCCCCAGGACCTGACCCAGGCGGCCACCGACGCCCTCAAGCGCCGCCTCGCCGAGCAGATGGAGCTGTCGGCTCGCCACCTGGTGGAGATGGCCGCGATCTGGACCGAGTTGGAACGCCGCGGCGAGGATCTCTCCGCCCTGCGCACCGGCCTCACTGACTACCTGCCGCGGATCGCCGCCGGCGAGCTAGACGCCCACGCCGTGGTTCAGTTCGCGGGGCATCGGCAGTTGCTCCGCTACCTCTCGACCCTGCCCATCGAGCGACAGCGTCACCTGCTCGAGGTCGGCGAGGTGGACCTGGTGCTGGCTGAAAGCGGCGAGACCACCCGGCGCAAACTGGCGCACCTCTCCGGGCGAGAGGTCACCCAGGTATTCGGCCACGGCCTGGTGCGCAGCCCCGCCGACCAAGCGCGCCTGATGACCGCCAAGACCGCCACGCAGCGGGCCCAGGCCAGGCGCTCGAAGAAGGCCGCCTCGGTGCGGATCCGCTACGGCGCCCTGGAGGTAGATGGCGAGAGGGTCACCGCTGGCGGCAAGCCCCTGCGCGCCGACGACCTGCTTGAGCTGCTGTCCAAGCACTACGGCGTGGATCTGGCTAATACCATCAGGGGAGGCTCTCAATGATCCGCTATGACGACGACCTGGCAGCCTGGGCGAGGCAGCAGGCCGAGCTGATCGAGCATGGCGACCTGTCCAGGCTGGACCGCGAGCACGTCGCCGACGAGATCCGCGACGTGGCCCGCGCCTGCGAGCGCGAGCTATATGATGCCCTGGTGGAGTTCGCTCGCCTCATGTCCCGTGGGCTGTCAGAGGACTGTAGCGGGGTGGAGCGCTGCCTGCGGGAAAGCCCAAGCCTCAGCGGCCGAATGCCCCGATTGATTGACGAGGCGGTAGCCCACGCCTACTCATTGGATGAGGATCGTCGACTCAGCGCCGCCCAGGTCAGCAGTCTAATGCACAGCCACCTGGAGAGAGGTTGAGCGAGAAAAGCCCCGACCATCCCTGGCCGGAGCTTTTCGAGTCTTCTCAAGGTGCAGCGCCCACGCTGCCCATTCAAAATGGCCCAGCGGCCGCGGCTCTGCCGTGGGAGATCTCTGCCACCCCCTGTAAGCCATCGCCCTCACTCGCCCGCGCCTGCCTGACCACCACCCCGCGCAGATCCCGCGGCCGGGCCGCTAGCGAGATGCGCGGGCCGGCCATGGGCAGCAGCCGGAAGGTGCCGCCGATACGGTGGGCGCGGAATAGCCGCTGCTCGCCCTCCACCTCGGCCACCACCAGGTCGGCATGGCCCGGCGCCCGGGCCTCGTCCACCACCAGCACATCGCCCTCGATTACCGGGCCATCGACGCCCGCCTCGGCGCTCACCTCCACCAGGTAGCAGCTTGGCGGGTACTGGCGCACCTCCTGGCCCTCAAGCGCGGGGTGCGTATGGCCCAGCGCGGCTGGGCCCAGGTAGGTCACTCGCATGGCCCGACGCAGTACTCCCGCAGCTCCTGGATAAGGGCATCAAGACCTGGCTGACGGTCCTCGTAGTAGACGTCGAGAAACTCCGGGCTCCACTGGTAGCCGAAACCACCCTTCGTCTTGACGGCCTCCAGGCTATCCGGCCCTCCAGCAGCCTCCAGGGCATCAAGCGCCTGCTCCCGATTCATCGCCAGGGTGATCGAGCGCTCCTCCAGGAGGCGGGGGTTGTCTCGCTGCATAAACCCCTCGATCCATAGAGGCGTCGCAGTCACCGTTAGCGACTCGATATCGGTATGGGCGAAGGTGTTGTAGACCCCGTAAGCTGCTGCCCGCCAGTTCTCGTAATAGGTAACTTGCTCGGGCTCGCCCTGAATCGACACCTTGGAGAGGCGAAACTCAAGAGGCTCCTCCGAATAAAGCTCGAAGGTGCCGTTGCCCTCGTCATAATCACCATGCTCGTAGATTAACTCGCTCAGCGAATCATATTGCTCGCTGATTTGGGCAATAGCTGGGGAGCCAAGAAGGGCTGAAACCACGATGGCTGTCAAAAAAACCTGGCGGTGCTTCATTATCAAAATCCCTCTTCCATGCAGTATTCGACCATCTCGTAATCGAGGCCCCACTCGCTGCGGCAGGCCCGCAGCTCGCTCTCGGAATAGCGCGCCTCGATACGGTCCCGAGCCGCCCGCTGCTCGTTGATGCAGTACTCGACCATCTCATAGTCGCCACCCCACTCCGCCTGGCAGTAGTCGGTCACCTCATCGGTGTCATCGGCGGCAAGGCGCTGATCGGCAGCACTCTGCTCACGGTAGCAGTAGAGGGCCATCTCGTAATCGGGCAGCCACTCCCCGGCGCATGCGTCCGCGATGGGGCCAGAGACCGCCTCGAACGCGCGCAGTGCCTGACGCTGCTCGCTCTCACAGTAGGCCCGCATCTCGGCATCGCCGGGCCACTCTCCTGCACAGAACTCGGCAGGCACGTCGGCCATAGCCAGGGGCGACAGCCCAATCAGGGCAGCGGTGAGAAATAATGGCTTCATCCTTGTCTCCTTGCGTACTGATGCCCCGTCCGGGGCTGGCCGAAGGGCGGTCTACTGCCGCCTACCTCACGACACCCGCCCGATCCTGACCTCGCAGCGCCCGAGGATCTCCACGTCGCGCATCTCCTCGGGCCGGATCATCTCCGGCGGGTAGTGCGTGTTATCGCTGATCAACTGCAGCGCGCCACCCGGCAGGCGCTGCACCCGCTTGATGCGGCGCTCGCCGCTCTGCCACAGCAGGAACACCCCGGAACGGCGAGGGTCGCGGTTGGCCAGGTCCACCAGCACCCAGTCGCCGTCATCGAGCGTGCCCTCCATCGAATCGCCGCGCACCTTGATGCCGGCCACCTGCCCCGGGCTCACGCCCAGGGCGGCCAGCTGCGCCTCGGGAAAATAGAGCTCGCCCTCGATGCGCTCACCCTCCAGCGAGCGGCCATCGCCCGCCGCGCCCTCCACGTCATATAGCGCCACCGCCGCCATGCCCGGCCCGGGGCCGGCGGGCGCCGGCAACAGGGCGCCGTCATCCACCCGATAGGCCGCGGATGGCTGGCTGGTCGCCTTGGGCTCGCCCTTGCCGAAGATCAGCCAATCCAGGCTCACGGAATAGCTAACAGAAAGTGAAATGCACTCATCTATGGGGATGGACCCGC